GGATCCGAACTAGAGCCGAGATATTGCCCTTTCTGCGGTACTGACCATAAGAGGTTTGCCGAGTTAGACTTCGAAACCCCAGAATATGACGATTCTTGGTAGGAATAAATACTCTAAAGAAACTAATTAGAGTATTGTTATGTGGTTATATGATGGTAAACCTTACGAGCCAGAAGAACTCGACCCTAAAGTAATATATGGGTTTGTTTACGAGATACTAGATCTTGATAATGGTAAGAAGTATATCGGTAAGAAGTTCTTCTGGAGAGCAAAAACTCTCCCTATCACTAAGACTCGTAAAAGAAGAAAGCGATTAAAAGTTGAATCAGATTGGAAAGATTATTATGGTTCTAGCGAGGTATTGAAGGAACAAGTATCTACTCGTGGTACTGATAGATTTGAAAGAACCATACTAGTATTATGTAAAACCAAAGCCGAATGCACTTACTACGAAGCGAAGTATCAATTCGAGCGTGATGTCTTACTCAGAGACGATTATTATAATGATTGGATATCCGCTAAAGTGCGCAGAGCCCACCTAAGAGGACTACAATATGCAAGCACCAATCAAAAGCTATCTGAAATACATAAAGAATAAGTATGAAGATCAAAAGTCAATAGTTGAACAATTAGAAGCCGATCGTGCTTCTGACCAAATAGTATCCCAAGCCAAGAAAGAGAAGTTAAGTCTTCGGGATCACCTTGAATACCTAGAGAAATATTTCTCAAAATAACCCTTTACTTTTGTAATAAAGTGTAGTATAATAGTTACTATTAAATACGTGGAGACTGTTTGTAATGAAATATTATTTGATTGAACCCCAATTTAAGAAGTCCGTGACCGACTTGTCTACTTGGAAGAAAGAGTTCGAAGACGGCACTGTTTGTTGGTTAACAAAAGAAGAGTTGTATCGTAGCGGATCGTTTATAGTTCGTTACCCTGAAACCGATGATGAAATCTTAGAAGAGTTACAAGATAGAGATATAGATTCTCTTGAAGACTTCTATGAGTTCTATGGGGAAGATGCCAAGTTAGAAGAACTTTGGTTGCCAGATGCCGAAGAAGAATGGTTTGAAATGGACGACTATCATGCAGATATGCTTGAAATGTGGGATGGTTGCTCTACCGATTGGAATCTACAGGTTGTGCGTGGAGATATGTCCGAAAAAGAAAAAGAGGATCTCCTAGAAAAACTTGAAGACCTATACGCTGAAGAGTTTGATTGTGGTATAGAGAGTGATGGATGGGAACACAAAGGCTGTCATCAACAGATCCACTGCGCTCTTTCAATTAATGAATGTGACGAACACGGTGAGGTAGATTGGTCATGATTAATAAAATAATATTTGGTCGGATATTCAGTTTCGAACTACGCAATGGTATTGGGTTTGATATTGAATTTGTAGATAGTAAGTTGGTTTGGACGTACAATCAATTTACTGAAGAGCATACACCTATGCAGTTTGAGGGTACAGTTATCCTTATTCCTTTCTTCACTATTAGTTATGGTCAACTTGTCGAGGCTGAGTAATGATTATTCTAGATTATAATGGCGTAGCAGTAAATTCTATATTCGCCCATAAAGCAGACGAAGACGAGAGTCTGATACGTCATACCATTTTGAATACTATCCGCATGTATAACAAAATGTTCCGTAAGGAATATGGTCAAATGGTGATCGCTTGTGAGGGTGGTTCTTGGCGTAAAGACGTTTTCCCTGAGTATAAGGCAAACCGTAAGAAGTCCCGTGATAAAGATGACCGCAACTGGGATCTAATCTTTGGTACTATCAATCAACTGTCAGAAGACTTGACTAATAACTTCCCTTATAAAGTGCTAAAGGTTAAAGGTGCAGAAGCTGATGATATTATCGGTGCTTTGTCCTACAACTCTCAGGAGTTTGGTCAGCACGAGCCAGTTATGATTGTATCTGCGGATAAAGACTTTATCCAGCTACACAAGTTTGATAACGTGGCTCAGTATTCTCCATACAAGAAAGCATTAATCAAAGAGAATAACCCACGATCATATTTGCTTGAGCATATCATGCGTGGTGATTCTAGCGATGGTGTCCCTAATGTATTATCCCCTGATAATGCTTTGGTTGATGGTCTACGTCAATCTCCGATTACGAAAAAGAAGTTAGAAGCATGGCTACATAATACTGATGACCTTGAGCAGATTATGGATACTGAGACATACCGTAACTTCTGCCGTAACCGACAAATGATTGATTTAGCTGAAATGCCTGAAGTGCTAAAACAAAATATTATAAATAACTATAACGAATCAAAGCCTGCACCCAAGATGAAAGTATTGAATTATCTTATTAAGAATCGTTGTAATATGCTAATCGAGTGTGTAGAGGAGTTCCACTAATAATGCCAAAACATTTATATGAAATCTTTGATGAAGCTGCAAAAGCTAAAACTAGAGATGAGAAAAAAGAAATTCTGCTAGACTATAACTGCCTAGCACTTAGAGATATCGTCAAAGGTTCGTATGACGATAGTATCAAATTCACTCTTTTACCTAAAGGTCAACCTCCATACACCCCCAACCCAGAACCAAAAGAGTCCTTGCTAGAAAAATCAAAGACCTTGAGATATTTTGTAACTGGTGGACCAGGAGAGAAACTTAATGCGGTGAAGCGAGAGTCGATGTTTATCGAGTTGTTAGAATCCGTTCACGAGAAAGATGCGCAACTGATTGTCTGGATGAAAGACAAGAAACTGGCGCAGAAATATAAAGGGATTACCAAACAACTTTGTTCTGGTGTATGGGAAGGATTAATTAAGAAGTAACCCATATTAAAGTCAATCGTGGGGAAGGTTGGCTTCTCCACTCAACCATAGGAGTATTTGTTCTTTTCTTCATTATGTTTCTTTTAACCTGAGAGGAGACACCTATGATAAACCCCAGTCAGATACAACGCTTGAAGAGAGACTCAAAAGAACTGAAGCATTATATGTGGAAGTTAGAAAAACAGGGCAAGAAGCATTTAGCCCACAAGATAAAAGAGAAATATGAGTACATCTCTACCTATATTACTGACTTGGAAGCTGCTTAGAAAAGGCTTTACTTTTGATTCAAGATGGGGTATAATAGCCCCATCTACTTTTTAATATGGAATATTACTGTGAATATATTTGTACTTAATAATGATCCAATTATTGCTGCCCAAGAGCAATGCGACAAACACGTTGTCAAGATGATCCTTGAGTCAGCGCAAATGCTTTCAACCGCTCATCGAATGCTAGATGGGGCAGAGTCTAGACGACCCTCTAAATCAGGTAAGACTATGAGTAGGTATTGGGAGTTGTCTGACGCTAGAGAAAACTCTCTATACAAGGCAGTACATATGGGTCATCCCTGTACAGTCTGGACTATGGAGTCTGCCGAAAACTATGACTGGCATTACAAACACTTTGTTGCTTTATGCGACGAGTATCGTTATCGCTATAGTAAAGTCCACTCTACCGATACAAAACTCCGTGATGCGCTCAAGGCAGTCCCCAACAATATCCCTGCCGTGAAACAAACCCCATTCAAACTTGCTATGGGTGCTAACCCTGAATGTATGTTCGAAGATGCCGTTAAGTCATATCGTGCCTTCTACCATACTAAACAAGAAAGGTTCAAGATGTCTTGGACTAAAAGATCAACGCCAAAATGGTTTCAATATGTCTGATTATCCTTTAAGAAAAAAGATCGAGCGTAAGATGGATATGCTTGAAGAACTCATGAATACTAACCATCACCTTGCCGACCCCGAAGTAGTAACTGAGTTGATTGACAATCTTAGCTTCTACTGGTCTGTTCTCTCGGAAGAAGATAGAGATTTTATTCATGGTTGTCAATTTGCCATAGAAGAAAAATCTACTTGGAAATAAAGCTAAATAATGGATATAAACCCCATAACGAGGAATACGATGGAAATCGAAGTCGGTGAAAAATACAAAGTTATCAGCTTTAATGCTCCCTTGGTATATGATTATTACGTCAATCCTACAGATCGTAGAGAAGTAGAAGTACGTGTTGGAAGTATATTACCAACTAATGTACTAGATATGTACATAACTCCGAGTAGTCAATCAGATTTAGGATTGTTAAGAGACTTATCTGAGAGTATAGAAATTTCTCGTATTACTGGGTTTAAATATTGTCCTGCCCAAAACACCCCCAAAATCCTGTCATTCAGATGCGTTAACTGGGGCGGTGATTGGCAAGGGATGACCATGAATTGGTTAGTAGATAATGGGTTTAATAAGACTGGTCGTCATAAAGTAGTAGTTCAAGGCTGCACGTTAGAAAGAGCATGATTAAATCAAACGCCAAAATGCCTATCTCTCGGGTAGTTAAAACCTATCACTCTGAACATGAGCCACCTCGATGTGTTTCTATTTTCACTAAAGAAGCAGCAACTGGTGAAGAGTATTATGGGTGTAGGTTCTTTGAGGATGGAGTATTTACAAGGGATGAGTTTTATCCCGAAAAGACAATGTCATGGGCAGAGATACAAGCCAAATCTTGGATAGAAGGAAAAAAATAAGATGTATGAATATAAAACTAAAGTAGTTAGAGTGATTGACGGTGATACTGTAGATGTTGATATTGATCTAGGGTTTGGCGTTTGGTTAAAGAAAGAGCGAGTTCGTATCATGGGTATTGATACTCCTGAGTCAAGGACTCGTGACAAAGTAGAGAAGAAGTTTGGTCTAGCATCTAAAGCTAGATTGAAGTCGCTTCTCGGAAAAGACCCTGTACTTAAAACACAAGTAAGTAAAAAGGGCGAGGATATGAAAGGTAAGTTTGGTCGTATCCTTGGAGACTTTACAGTCTATGATTCTAACGTAGATGCTTGGAGACCAGTAACTCAGATCCTAGTTGAAGAAGGTCATGCTGTTCCATACTTTGGCGGTTCTAAAGACGAGGTTGAAGCACAACACCTTGCTAACCGTGAGCGTTTAATCAAAGAGGGTGTGGTTTAATGCCAACTTATGATTACCAGTGTAAGGCATGCGAGCATGTGTTTACTAAGTTCTGTAAAATCTCAGAGCGTGACGAACCAACAAAAACCCCCTGCCCAGAATGTGGCGCAGAAGATAAAGTAAGTCAGTCTATTGGCGCACCTTCATTTAATTATAATGAGACTGGCGGTTCTTTAAGAAAAGCTGGTGATGGTTGGAAAGAAGTCCTTTCCAAAGTCAAGGAAGGCTGTACAATCAACAATATAAGGGATTAATGTGGCTGGTAAAATCGCTAAACTTCGTGTAGAGAATATGACTCAGATAGAGTCACTTACCGATAAGCAACAGGAAGTATTCGAGTCATGGGACAGCGCATTTAACCTTGTGCTGTCTGGCTCGGCAGGTACAGGTAAGACGTTCCTAGCCATGCATCTTGCTCTCGAAGCAGTCCTAGATAAGTCTACCGAGTTTGAAAAGGTAGTGATTGTAAGATCTATTGTACCAACTCGGGACATTGGTTTCCTTCCTGGAGACGAAACCGAGAAGAAAGAAGCATATGCTGGACCATATAAGAGCATATGTACCGAAATATTCCAAGACTCTGACTCTTGGGTAAAGTTGACTAACTTTGATACACTAGAGTTTATGTCCACCTCGTTCATAAGAGGCATGACTCTAAACAATGCTATCGTCATCGTAGACGAGATGCAAAACCTTAATTTTCACGAATTAGACTCTGTCATAACTCGAGTCGGGCAAAACTGCCGATTCATTATGTGTGGAGACTACTACCAGTCCGACTTCGATAAGGAGAGAGACAAAAATGGAATCCTTCAGTTCATGGCTATTGTTGAACGTCTAAAGAACTTCAAAGTCTTCGAGTTTTCTTGGGAAGATATTGTAAGATCTGACTTTGTGAGGGATTACATTATGACTAAAGAAATGATGGGTATAAAGTAAGGCAACAAGATGTCAAAGTTAAGAAAGTTCGAATATAAGAAGAAATCTTATAAGGGTGACGATCTCCCTAAAAAACGAAAGCGGTTATCCTCTAAAAAGAGAAAACCTAAGTATCAAAAGGATTATTATGAGTCAAATCAAGAAGAGCAGAACCTTTGAGCACCTAGATTCACTTCTCCCCTATGAAGATCTAAATTATGCTAAAGGCTATTCCAAGCGACACTACAAAACTCCAGAAGGAAAAGATTACCCCTCTGTAACCAACGTACTCTCTATTCTATCCGAAGATTCTATTCGTAAGTGGAGAGCAAGAGTCGGTGAAGAGGAAGCAAACCGCATATCTGGTAAAGCATCTATCCGAGGAACTGCAGTCCATGCTATTATTGAGGACTATATAAACAACAAGGAAGACTACCGAAAGGAATACACTCCGTTTATTATCGGATCATTCCTTGACGTAAAACCTATCCTCGATTCCCGCATTGGTAAGGTATATGCCCAAGAAGCTGCATTGTACTCTAACCACCTCGAGATGGCTGGTCGTGTAGACTGCGTTGCTGAGTTTGATGGTAAACTTTCTATAATCGACTTCAAGACATCTGCTAAAACTAAGAAGAAAGAATGGATTACTAACTATTTCATTCAAGAGTCTGCATATTCTATTATGTGGGAAGAAAGAACTGGTATGCCAATAACGCAATTGGTTACTATTATCTCTGTTGATAATGAAGAACCTCAAGTGTTTATTGAACACCGTGATAATTGGACTGACAAATTATGGAGTACCATTGATGAGTATAGAAGAAGAAAACTCTTTGCGGGATAGAGCAAAAGTAGAGATTGATATGTGCTGTCAAACTCTATGCGAAAGGCAGGTTGTTCAAGACTATATCGAACAACTCGAACAAAAGGTCTACATCTTGACCGAACAAAATAAAATACTAAGAAATCGAACAAACAAGGAAAATTTATAATGGATACAGTTGCTCCAACAAAGGGAAAGGATTACTTCTCTGATAGACCTATCGGTCGTTTACATAGTTTCTACCTTACTGACCACATTGGTGGGGGTGAAGATTATGTCGAATGGTTTGATATTATCCGTTCATGTGGTCCAAATGATATTGTAAAAATACATATCAATTCTTATGGGGGCGACCTGTTTACCGCAATACAAATGATGCGTGTATTAGGTGAATGTGAAGGGACTGTTTGTGTATCGGTAGAGGGTGCTTGTATGTCTGCAGCCACTATGATATTCCTACAGGGAGATGTATTCGAGATTAGTTCTCACTCTATGTTTATGTTCCATAACTACTCTGGCGGTCAGTTCGGTAAGGGTGGTGAGATGTATGATAGTATTGTACATGAACGTGTTTGGTCTGAGAAATTACTCCGTGACATTTATAGCGACTTCTTGACTGATAAAGAAATCCAAGCTATGTTGGATAATAAAGACCTATGGATGGATGGCGATGAAGTTGTCAAACGTCTAGAAAAGAAAGCCAAGAAAGTAAGCAAGAATCGATCAAAAAGCAAATAATTATTAAGGAATTGAAATGAAACCATTAAAAGATTTTGTACTTGTTGTTGAAGTAAAAGGTGAAGATGCGGTATCGGCTGGCGGTATTATTATGTCAGGTGCTGCGCCAGATGCAGCCAAACCAGCAATCGTTATCGCAGTTGGTCCAGAGGTCGAAGGTATTGAAGCTGGAGATAAAGTAGCGACTAGCTGGGAACGTGTAGTAAAGGTTCGTCATGAAGGCGAGAAAGCTGGTCTCCTGCCAGCAGAAAGTATTATGGCGGTTTATTAAGCCATATACTGAAAAGTTCTAAGCATATAACAAAATATTATTAAAAAAGTGTTTACTTTGACCTCAATAGGTGGTATAATACCTGTATAAATTGAGAGAAGAGAGAATACTATGAATAATTTTGATACTGCTGTAAAAACCCTCCTAGAAAGAATCGGTAACGACTACGACAGATGGTCTCAGAGAACTGAGTATCATGATGAGTCTAGAGTAGAAAAGTTCCGTGACGAACTAACCCTAAAACCTGGACGCAAGTATCTTAAGATTACCAACGACGAAGTTCGTGATAATGGTAATGTTGGTTCTCGTGTCTGGGGTTTTGTCGTTCTTGAAGATGATAAAAAGTTTAAGAAAGGCGATATCCTAATGGCTGCAGGTTATAATGCTCCTGCTCGTAACCATGCCCGTGGTAATATCTTTGAAGATTACTCTATCCAGTGGACTGGTCCGAACTATCTTTTTTAAAGAAAAGTGTTGACTTTTGTCCTGAAATAAGCGATAATACCTGTATTGAATTGATAAAGAGAGATGATTATGAGTTTAGATATCCTTGAAAGTGCGTTGAAAAGTGAGCCTACTTATGTTTCGTTTGAAGACGGTACTGAGTGGGTTGCCCCTTTGTTATCGTTCTCTGTGTTAGACAAGTATTTTTGGGAACTCGTGAATCATCGCCCTGTTCGGGCTATGGACATGGGTCGTGATTCTAGATTTTTGGAGGCTGTATAATGATTATATTTGAAGGTGATTATGTTCGTCTTGTCAATGAAGACAACTGGGTACAAGTGAAAGAGATTATTCCTGTTAGCGATGATTATGCTGAAAACAAGATGGGTCTTTCTGATGGTTATATTGTTCCTGCCCCTGTAGAGAGTTATGTTGCCGAGGTTAGGTCTGCTGGTGAACATGCTAAGTTATCTGAGGACGCAGAATGAATACTTGGTTGCAAGAGGTAACTGATTGGGATATGCCTAATCATACTTACATACTCAACGCTGCAGGACATTGTGTTGGGTATGTAAAGCGTAACACTACTGACGTGATTATGTTTAATAATCCTCTAAAACAATTCTCTAAATCTAGACGTAAATTTAAAAAGGTAAAAGCATATGTGGGTAATTAAAAAACCAACGGATCGTTGTCCTGTTGATAGTGATAAGTCTATCGTTTTGATTGGTGAGAATTTTTATTATGAAACAGAGCGTGAAGCATATAAGGCGATGCTCTCTACTGGAATTAAAGGTTTGATTATTCAAGAGGTAAAAAGAGATGAATAAAGTAATTGAAATGTATAGAATGATAATGGATTTACGATATAATCCATTGAGGTTTATTCCAGACACAGTAATGCAAGGTTATCTACTGATGGCTCTGTTTGTTATGTGGTCAGGGTTCTTTGGTTTGATTGCGATCTATTACATGGGTTATCTTGATTATAGTATCCCATTGTCAATAGGTGTTCACTTAGCATTAATTGTTCCAACTATTATTACTAATGCTGTGTTTGAAATGGCTGAAAAGGATAACCACTAATGGAAGATTTAACTTGGTTACTGTCTCCTCATGGTAAGAGCAAGAACGTTGCTCAATGGGTTGTAGATAATTTTGGGGACAGGGCAGATAGTGTTGCTGTTCAAAACTGGGTAAAGGCATCCCAACAGATTTTAGATACTGATGAGAGGTTAGGTCTCTGTGAATAAGTTATTCTACGCCACGGCAATATTATGTGGTTTGGTTTGGTTTTGTATTATCTTAGATCACTTATCGTCGATCCCTGAAGTTCAGTTTAGTTATTCGACAGGTGAGTGTGTTAAGGTTATGAATTTTGTTGAACCCTATTATAGTTGTGATAAATTACCTGAAAAATTTATTCATGTTTGGGTAAAATAAGTGTTTACTTTTTGAATTACTTGTAGTATAATATGGGTATATTTTGTGATTAAGGAGTGTTGAGTTGAGACGTGATAAAATAATTTTAGTTGATTGTGATGGTGTTATGCTTGATTGGGAGTTCGCATTTGAGAACTGGATGGCAAAGCATGGTTACGATGTTGTCTCTAAAAACGAGTATAAAGTTGATCTGAAGTATGGTCTTTCTAAGCCAGAAAAGAGACGTCTGGTTCGTATGTTTAATGAAAGTGCCCAGATTCGTAAACTCCCTCCGCTACGAGATGCTATTAAGTATATCAAGAAGCTACACTCTGATCATGGTTATGTCTTCCATTGTATTAGTAGTCTAAGCACTGATGAGTATGCGCAACATCTAAGAACTAAAAACCTGCGTGAAATGTTCGGTGATAGTGTCTTTGATAAGTTTGTTTACCTTGATACTGGTGCTGATAAAGATGATGCTCTGCTTGATTATAAAGACACTGACTGCTACTGGGTTGAAGATAAACCAGCAAATGCTGATCTTGGTCTTGAAATGGGTCTCGACTCTATACTAGTGGCTCATGCCCATAACTCCTCGTATGATGGTGATGCGCTGAGACTTGATAACTGGAAAGAAATTTACCAAACAATTACAGGATAAATTATGAGTTTTGAAATAGGTAAAAGATATGCGGTTTCTCCTAGTAAATATAATTACCAAGAAAAAGAAACTTGGGTTAATGGAGACAAAAGGGTAGAATTGACCACAGTATGGAAGAGTGGTTCTGTTAATATCACTCCTCAGAACCAAGATGAGATTTTGAAGTTAGAGGTCGCATCTAATCAAGAAGATGATGGCTCTTTTGACCCATATGATTTCGAATATGCAGAGTTTCAAGCATCGTTTGATGGTTCTACCGAAGTAGATGATGTAAGAGGTTTCTCTGAAGAGGAAGAATTAGATGGAACTATCGACGAAGTCTGGGATGGCGTTGATGAGCAAGGTGAAGCATACCTTGACGATAGTGGTTATCACGTAGAAGAATCTGAAACTTTTTTCTATGGTGAGATAACAATTGAAGAAATTTAAATTTAAATAAAGTGGAGTAATATTATGGAAGTTTTAAATAATGCAGTAGAAGCGTTGAATGATGGTACGGCACGTATCAAGTTTGAAAAGGCTGATGGATCGATCCGTGAGTTATATGGTACACGCAATGGCGATCTAATCCCCGAAGCATTTACCCCTACGCTTAATGAAGGTCGTAACCGTGCAGAGTCTCGAGCAGCAAACGAGAACGTTGTAACAGTATTCGACCTTGAAGCAAATGGATGGAGATCTTTCCGTAAGGATAAGTTCGTATCATTTAAAACAGATGCTTACTACGGATCTTAATTAGATAATGGGTTGTCCAGTGCTAATTGTAATCTACTGGATAACCTATCTTCTAAGTCTTTAAGTTTTTGTTCCGTGTTGTCACGGAGTGCTGATGCCTTGCGATCATAATCAGATTGCAGGGCATCACGCTTTTGGTCGAAGCGTTCTTCTGCGTTCTGAATTGTAGAGCGTACTTTGTCTTCTGTTTCCCTTACCATATCCTCTACACGATCTGCTTGTTTCTCGATACCTAAGATATCGTCTCTTAAGCCAGTCTTAATGTCACGTGTGTACTCAATAGCATCGTCAACTTTACTCAACGCACCCTTTAACTCTTGCTGTAGTAATTCTCTTTCCTGACGAATAGCATCTACATCGATATTCTGAACAATCTCTTTCATGTCCATGTAATCTTTATAGAACTCGAAGCCAGCCCAAGAAGCACCCCCAAGAGTAGAAAGAGCAGTCATAAGAACAAATATCTTACCACCCTTAAACGTCATACCGCCAAATTCAAACTCAGCCATTACTTGCCCTGCCCTCTATATTTCTTAAATGAACGCTTCTTTGATTTGTTCATAGAAGAAGTGTTTGGTCGTCTGCCGATACTTGTACCTTTAATTGTAGGAACAAGAGCAGATATAGTTCCCTTTGCCTTTGCCATTATTTTCTCTCCAATTGTTTAATTCTATTTTCTAACTCATCAATCTTTTTAGTAACATATGGGTATTTTTTACGCCATGCATCTGTTGGTTGTTCAAACCAAGTAAGTTCATATTTATCTACCAGATAATCTAAAAATTGATCTAGTTTAGCATAGCACCATAGACCAGCACGAGTATCTTTAAAATATGCTAGGAATGCAGCACCGAATAAAGAACCTAGTATGGCTGTATAAATCCATAATGTGTCACTTGTTAATTTATCTAGTAATTCCATTAGCAATTATTCCTTGTGTACTTGACGTAGTATTCACAGCTATGATCAAACGCACCATCAAATGGTTTGCATTTACGCCATGCTGCAAACCTGCCTCTAAATTGGTCTTTAATTCTTTGCCAGTAAGTCATTCTACGGATCTCGCCATAGTGGTTTATATATCGTAGATGCCCATGGTGCTTATAACCCATGATAGCAAACGGTACTTTAGTTACGATATCGTTATTATTTACATGACGATAATGCGGAACATTGATAGATCTTACAAAAGAGCATGTACCTACTCGTGGAGATCCATAGGTATATAAGCATCTTGTTTTAGTTCTAAGACGAGAGGTCGCTAGTGTAGCCATAGCACCACCAAGAGAATGACCAGTAATGTGTAACTCTC